CATGGAATTACAATCAGAAAAAATAGCAGTAATTGATGCAGATAGTATCTGTTTTATAGCACACTGGGATTCTGATAATAAAAGTTTTGATAAACCCATTGAAGATATTTACAAATCTGTAGACCAGATAATCAGCAACATAATTATAAATACAAAGTGTTCTAAGTATATAGGCTTTGTAGGTATGACTAAAGATGTTGAAAGAATAATGGTCTACCCTGAATATAAAGCCAATAGAAAGTATAGACAACCATTAGAACATTTAAAGGATATAAAACTTTATATGGTAGATAAATGGAAGTTTATTCCTTTGTATGGAATTGAAGCAGATGATGTAGTTAATAGTGTAAGATATAGACTTGAAGACTGTATAATTTGTGCAATAGATAAAGATCTTCTTATGTTAGAAGGTACTCATTACAACTATAAAAAGAATGAATGGGTAACTACTGATGAACAAGAAGCTAATCTTTACTTTTGGCAATCTATGATTATAGGTGATTCAGCAGACAATATTAAAGGTTTAGAAGGTAAGGGTAAATCCTTTGCTGATAAACTATTATTAAATGTTGATGATTCTGAATCTATGAGAACATTAGTCTTTGAAGAATATATTAATCAGTATGGTGAATATCATGGTATATCAAAATTTTATCAGAATTATGTCTGTCTTAAAATTAAAGATGATTATCCAGCTACTGGTTTTTTAACTCCTATAGATGTTGAAGTAGATAATCTTGTGATATGAGTTTAGATGAATTAAAAAAACTTAAAAATAAAACTGTAGGTTATTTATTACCTATTGTGGTAAATAAAAACAGTAAGTTTTCAGATTTTAAGGATGATGAATTATTTCCTAGATGCAATTTTATAAATGCATTTAGATATTGTGAGGAATATCCTGAATTAAACAAACATGTATTTTTAATATACAAGTATAGTCCTAGTCCACAGTTCCAAGATTTTATTGATAGATTTAAAAAGTATCTAAATTATCATTCTATTATTGATAATGACAAATATACTGTAATAATTGTATTTGAATTTCCAACAGATAGTTTGAAAACATTAGAACATTTTGATAATGGTGCATATTCTAAATATAGAATAGAAGATAAAAAGAAAATACTTAATTTTTATTCTGTTACTGTCAATGATAAATTTGGTCCTGTAGGTGTTTTATATAAAAAAGAATGGAGAAGGTTGGAGATAGAACGGGAAATAGATTTAAAGCTGCCAGAGAGTGCAGAATTATCTTCTATTCCTAATATAGAACAAGAAACATACTATATTAAATATAAAAATACAAGTGAGCCAGAAGATATTATAAGCTAATATCTTCTTATATTTGTAAAAAGAAACTATATGAGTAAAAAAAATTATAATGCAAGAGTAAATCTTGTATATGAGTTTCTTAAATCAAAACCAGGTTATTACAAAAAATCATTTGAAATTATTAGTAAATTAACTGGTGAAAGTAACTCTGAAATAATTAAATTAGCTAAAGAGATCTATAGAAATGTGGAAAAATCTAGTGATAATTTAGTAGAACCATATTTAAATGGTAATCCTGATAATGTATTAGTTATTGGAGATCCACATGAACCTTTTACTAAAGAAGGTTATTTAGAATTTTGTAGACAAATTCAGGAAGAATATGATTGTGGAACAGTAGTACATATTGGTGATGCTGTTGATAATCATGCTGTTAGTTATCATGAAAAAGATCCTGAAGGTATGTCAGCAGGTGATGAGTTTAGTCTAGCCTTAGAAAGAATGAAAAGATGGTATTACACATTTCCTAATGTAAAAGTTTGTATTGGCAATCATGATGCATTACCATTTAGAAAAGCTTTTACAGCTGGTCTTCCTAAGACCTGGTTAAAAACTTATCAGGAACTATTGCAAAGTCCTCCTACATGGGAATGGGATTTTGTACATCAAATCAATGGTGTTATTTACCAACATGGTACAGGGTTATCTGGAGAGATGGCAGCTATAAATGCTGCTAGAGAGAACAGACAATCTACTGTAATAGGTCACTTACATACAGTAATGAATACTAGATTCTTGGCAAGTTACAAGGATTTAATATTTGGAGTTACTGTAGGTTGTGGTATTGACCATGAAAAATATGCATTTGCATATGGTAAACAAAACACTAGAAAGCCAGTAGTGGCTTGTTGTGTTATATTGGATGGTAAACTTCCAATAAACATTCCAATGAGTATATAAAAAAAATATACCTGTACCCTTGAGATAACCATTAAGATCGCAGGTTAATTCCAGATATAAAGGGGTAGGAAGTCTGGAATTTTTTATATCTTTGGCACCCTTTAAAAAATTAAATATGGAAATTGGATTAGAAACTTTGTCACAAATTGTGACCTTTAATAAGTATGCTAAATACTTACCTAGCTTAAGAAGAAGAGAAACTTATGATGAAATTATAATGAGATACCTGCAAATGATGGTAGACAAATACCCTCATTTAGCAGGTGATATTATGAAAAACTCTCAGTATATATTTGATAAAAAGGTATTACCTTCTATGAGAGCTTTGCAATTTGCAGGTCCTGCTATTCAGAAGAATGAAGCTAGGATTTACAATTGCTGTTATTTACCAGTAGATGATTACAGAGCATTTGCTGAGATTATGTTTCTCTTATTAGGAGGAACAGGAGTTGGGTACTCTGTACAATTTAAACACATTGAGAAACTACCTGAGATTAGAAAACCTATTAAAGAACAAAAGTTTTTAGTAGGAGATTCTATTGAGGGATGGGCTGATGCAGTTAAACATTTAATTGGAAGTTATTTAGGTTATAGAAACACTAAACCAAGATTTGATTTTAGTGATATTAGAGCTAAAGGACAAAGATTAATTACTGCTGGTGGTAAAGCACCTGGACCTGAGCCACTTAAGAAGTGCTTATTTGAATTAGAACAAATATTAGAAAGAAAAGCTAATGGTGAGAAACTACAAACTATTGAAGTTCATGATATGATTTGTCATATTGCTGATTCAGTACTTGCAGGAGGTATCCGTAGAGCAGCTCTAATTAGTTTGTTTTCAGCAGATGATGAGCAAATGTTAACTTGTAAGTTTGGTAATTGGTGGGAAACTAACCCACAAAGAGGTAGAGCAAATAACTCAGCAGTATTAGTAAGACATAGAGTAACTAAAGAGTTCTTCTTAGACTTATGGAAAAAGATTGAGTTAAGTAATGCTGGTGAACCTGGTATTTACTTTACTAATAATCCTGATTGGGGTACTAACCCTTGTTGTGAGATTGCACTAAGACCTTATCAGTTTTGTAATCTTTGTGAGGTTAATGTAAGTAATGTTGAATCTCAAGAGGATTTAAACAATAGAGTAGCTGTTGCTGCATTCTTTGGTACTTTACAAGCAGGATTTACAGACTTTCATTACCTAAGACCTATTTGGAAAAAGACTACTGAAAAGGATGCTCTTATTGGTGTAGGTATGACAGGTATTGCTAGTATGGAAGTATTTAAGTATGACCTTACAGAAGCAGCTAATGAAGCTGAATTAACTAATATTGAAATAGCTCAAACTTTAGGTATCAATAGAGCAGCTAGAATTACTTGTGTTAAGCCAAGTGGTACTACAAGCTGTGTATTAGGTACTGCATCAGGTATTCATGCTTGGCATAATGACTTCTATATTAGAAGAATGCAAATGTCTAAATCAGAAGACCTTTATAAGTATCTTAACCAAAACCATCCTAGCTTAGTTAAAGACCATTTATTAATTCCTAATTCTGCAGTAGTAGAAATTCCTATTAAAGCACCTGCTGGTTCTGTATTAAGAACTGAATCTGCTTTAGATACATTAGAAAGAGTTAAGAAAGTATCTCAAGAATGGATTAAACCAGGACATATTCATGGTGATAATACACACAATGTATCTGCTACTATCTCTATTGATAAGAATAGAATGTATCCTTATCATGTAGAAATGGGTGAAGTTTGGGAATGTGATGAGTGGCAAGAAGTAGGTGAATGGATGTGGGAAAATAAACAATATTATAATGGACTATCTGTATTACCATTTGATGGTGGTAGTTATTCACAAGCTCCTTTTGAAGATATTACAGAAGAACAATATAACAATCTTGTAGGTCATTTAACTTCTATTGATTTATCTTTAGTTACTGAAGAGGATGATATTACAGATCTTGCTGGAGAACTAGCTTGTTCTGGACCTATGGGTTGTGAAGTAAAGTAATTTTATTTGGTAATGTGAAGAAATATCTGTATATTTACAATTATGAATAATTCAGGTGTATATAAAATAACATGTATTGTAAATAATAAAATTTATATAGGTAGTTCTAAAGATATACCTAAAAGATGGAAAGTCCATGTTAGACATTTAAATTCTAATAATCATATTAATGAATTTTTACAAAATTCTTGGAATAAATATGGTGAATGTAACTTTGTATTTGAAATATTAGAAAATTGTGAAGAAGATAATTTATTAATTAAAGAACAATATTGGATGGATCATACTAAATGTTATGATAGAAATATAGGATTTAATGCCTGTATAA